ACTGCCGACGTGTGCTCCGGCTCGACTGCCACCGATTACAGCGCGATTTCCATCTGGTGCAGGCGTGGATTGATGCTTGAGCAAGTGGCTTCTTATATAGGGAGGCCCGATCCAGACGAATTGGCCCTTATGTTGGACGCATTGGGGCGGTTTTACAACAATGCAGTCGTTTGCCCTGAATCCAATACATACGGAAGACATACCCTAAAAGAGCTTAGAAAGCTGGCATATCCATGCATTTACAGGCAAGTGGCCTGGAATCGGGCAGAAGGCAGGATTGTTCGCAACACTTTGGGGTTTGAAACAACCGCGAAGAGTCGGCCCATGTTGATTAGCGCGGCGAGGAAGTATCTGCGCGCCAGTTCCAAGCGCATTGTTATTCACGATTCAGATTTACTGGACCAGCTTGGACACTTTTGTTATTCAGCTTCTACGAACAAGCCGCAAGCGATGGATGGTTGTCACGACGACTATGTGTTTACGATGATGATAGCCTGCTTGCTTGACGATGAGGACTCAGACCTTGACGAGCAGTTCAAGCCGGTCAAGGATAGGGACGCTCCGGTCTGGACAAGGGTTTCAGAGGTTCATCGTGTCGAAGACCCAGACGAAGAATTTGATTCTATCGCAGAGGGTCTTTTGAGTTTGGGGTTGTATTAGCTCATGGTGTCATGGTCTGCTGCCGTTATCTTGACTGTTTTGCTGGCTGTAGAGCACTATTTTCACAAGATTGCGCTTTCTGAGATGCGTCGTTCTTACGACAAGGAAAGGGCCGTGTTGATTGAGAACATCTCCAGACTTTCTCTTGCAAAGTCTTTACCGGAGTACGATGCTGCATCGAGTGATGAGCCGTGTCATACATGGGGTCCAGAGGACAAGTATCCAGCAGAGGATGACGGTCCTGAAGTCGCACTGCATCCCACGGTTTGGGAGTAAGTAATGCCAAGTCCAGTTCGTCACCCCATTGAGATGCCGGTCGGTCCTGGGTTGGGGGCGCAGTCGCCGGAACACATGCCGCCAGCCGCTTTGGCGCGGTATATAGATGAAGAGGGGCGTCGGAGGGCGATGCAGAGAATGGGTCTGTATGCGCCCGCTGACTACAGGGCCGCTCACGGACCGAGGGGAAGAGCTATCCGACCGCCAAAACCATCAACTCCCGGCAAGGCAACGGCTGAGTCGCCCGGTATGAAGCAGGAGGGCGCACAGTTTCGGGAGTGGCTGCAAAAGTATGGCGGATCGCCATCGCTTCCGCCGTCAGACACCCCTAGCGCGACACCAACCACCGCCGGCGCAATTGCATCGGCGGCCCAAGGCGCGTCGAGGCTTGCCGCCAAGGGTGGCTTTTCCAAGGAGTCGGCCCGAAGCAAAGGCCCAGCCGCAAACCTAAAGAAACCCGCTGCGGCTAGATACAGGGCGGCAAGCGCTGGAGACAAGTACGAGATGCTGTTTACCGGCATGTACTCTGAGTCTGTGCGCCAAGCAAACGCCAACAAGAAGTCCGGTCAGGCACCTTGGGTTCCGCTTCGCGACTACAAGAACAACAAGATTTTCCTTGTCATGGCAGACGGCAATGCTTTGGTCTTCGATGTGACATCCGGAACCGATATTTCTCGATATCGCACCGCACTGCTTGATAGTGGATACAATCCGAATGCCACTGCGATGGTGGCTGAAGAGGCATCAAAACCATTGCTTCTTGCGTTTATCGGAGATAAGACGGCGCAGGAACTTTCGGGCACTTTCGACTCTATTGACTTCAGTTCTCTTGTTCAGGGGGCAGCATAATGGCAGATTATGGGTGGGAAGCCGTTGAGATTCCAGAGTATACGACTCCTGCGGCACCGGCTGCACCTCCTCCTCCTGAGAAGGATTGGAAGTATTACTTGCAGCAGTTCGGCCCGATTCTTGCCGGTGGTGCCGCCATGATGGGGTCTTCCAACCCCTATGCGGCGGGGCTGGCGTATGGCGCAACCCAGACCGCCCTATCTGCACTGACCGACGACCCATACAAGCAGCAGCAGCAAATTGCACAAGGCTCGACGGCCATGTTTGGCTCATATCCCTACTATCAGCATTGGCAGAAAAAGAATCCCAGCCTGCCGTCTGCGCCGGGGCAGCAGTCGGAGTGGTCGAAGTGGTGGGGTTCTTGGCAACCCGGTCTTCCGCCACCGCAGCAGGCAGCACAGCCGTCTAGCCCGTTTCAGAGTCAGTCCCCGCTGACCACTGTTCCAGGGGTTGGGAGTTTCAGTTAGATGCCAAAAGCACTGGCAGACATCCGCATCAAGCGAATAGAGCGAGAGGTCAGGCGCACCGGGGAAGACCCGGTTGCCTACGTTGATTCGCAATTTACTCTTGCGGAGGAGGCCCGTTCTTCTTTGGCGCGAGAGTGGTTGTTGAACAAGACGTTCATTCGTGGCGAGCAGTGGTATTCCAGGGATGACGCGAACGGGAATCTTCGCCCTGTCATGCGTCGATCGTGGAGAAAGCAGGTTACTGTCAACGGTCTTTTCTCTATCGAGCGCGTCATCGTGTCCAAGCTGACCGCTCAACGACCAGAGCCAAGTGTTCTGCCAGTCAACAATACCGATGAAGATCGGGGTATTGCGCGGGCTTGCGAGCGTCTTATCAAGTACCACTTCCGCAAGATCGGCTGGGATTTGGAGTTGACTCGCTGGGTGAGCGACTTGTTTTCGACTGGTTCGGCTTGGTGGAAGGTGAGTTGGGATCCAGAAGGCGGCGAAACAAGGGTGGTGGACCCGGTTATTGCTGACGAACTCAACCTTTCGGACAGGGACAGAAGAAGGAAAGAGGGCGACCTCTCTGTCGAAGCAGTCTCTCCGTTTGAGATTTTTGTCGATCCCGGTGCCAAGAAGATGAAAGACGTGCGCTGGCTTGTCCATGTTCACCTCATTCACATCGATGAGGTATACGAGAGATGGGGAGAGGAGGTTGTCCCAGATAGCCCGTCCTCCTTCGGCTTTAGCTGGATAGATGCGCTCGATACTCAACTTGAACTGGCCGAAAACATGGTCATGATCAAGGAGTACTGGGAGCGACCAAGCAAGGACTTCCCAGGAGGAAGGCGCATCCTCTGTGCGGGTGGCAAGGTTCTGGAATACGAAAAGCCAGAAGAAGATGAGCCGCCCATAGAGAAACTGCCGTTTGTCTACTGCACATTCTATCCAGACACAGAGTCGTTCTACGGAATCACGCCGATGCGATTTGCGCGTGAACTCCAGATGAATATCAACCAGATTTACTCTCTCATTATCGAGCAGGTAACGCTGGCAGCGCACGGCAAGTGGTTGATTCCAAAGGGAAGCGGTGTAACCAAGATTACATCTGCACCCGGCGAAAAGATCGAATACAACCCAACCCACGGCCCTCCGCAGTGGATTCGTGGAGATCCAGTTTCTCCCAACATGATGAACCTGACGCAGATGTTCCGCGAGGCACAGCAATATGTGCTTGGTCTACACGAAGCGTCCTTGGGTATGGCTGGGTCTTCGCAATCAGGACGCTCCGTTCTGTTCCAGTCGGAGCAGGACAACACCAAGCTTGGACCAACGCTGAAGTGTATCCGGCAAGCTCTCAGGGAAATGGGACGGCTTATGTTGGAGACATGGCGAGATAATGCAGATTATGAACTGAATTATCGAATCATGGGAGAAAACGCCATCAGCGAGGTCAAGGCGCTAGAGGCGGGCAAGATTCGCTTTGCAGATATAGAGTTCCAGATTGAGTCCAGCCTGCCAAGTAACCTTGAGGCAAGGCGGCAACTGGTCTTGCAGTTGGCTCAGATGGGTCTTATCGATCGAGAGCGAGCCTTGCGTATGCTTGAGTTTGGCGACATTGCCGACATTATGGGTGGCGAAGATCGAGATAAAGAGCGCGCACGCAACGAAAACGACATGATGTTTGCTGGTCAGCAGGTAAATGCAGCCCAATATGAAGATCAAGCGGCACACCTTGAATCTCATATCGAAACAATGAAAGAGCAACGATTCTACGCTGCTCCAGAAAATATCAAGCAGGCGTTCTTGTTGCACATACAGCAACACGCCGCTATGCTCCAGGGCGGCGCTCCCCCACAGGCAGGCCAGGGCGGTCCTCAAGGGCCTCCTCCTGGCGCTCCTATGGGTCCGGGGTCTGACGTTCCTGCATACGAGGAACCAATGGCGTCGGAGACACAGCCACCCATGCCGAACGAACAGTTGGCAATGGCTGAGTTGAGTGGAGCCACGATTTGATTCGGTTGGTCGCGTAACGACCAAGGGGTGGGCAATGTCCCAGACTACTTCAAACAAAGGCCCGACATGGGGCACCGCCGACGAGTTTGAGGCAGCACTAGCTGTTGCTTCGGGCGAATCGGAGGTTACTGCTGATTCTGATTCGGAAGATTTTTCTGCTGCTCCTGCCGTGGAAGAGGAAACCGTCGAGGCAAGCGCGTCAAGCTTGGAAGAAGAAACAGCAGAAGTCGAAGATGTAGAGAATCCTTATGACGAGGATGTCGAAGCGGCATCTGGTGATGAGGGTGGCTCTGGTGGTGGAAGAGGAATTCAGAACTTGAAAGCGGAGTTCGATCGAAAGATCGGAAATCGCGATCAACAACTGGATAATCTTTCTCAGCAGAATGGTCAGTTGGTGGGTGTTATTCAAGAGCTTCGTCAGATGCTTGTGGAGAAAAACGCACCGGCTGCCGCGCCGCCTAAAGACCCATATGCCGATCTCGATGAGATGGATCCCGATTACGAAACCCAAGTTCTTCGCGTTGATGTTCAACGGATGCGCGGAGAAATGGATCGGATGCGCTCAGAAAGGGAAGAGCGTGCGCGTGGTGCTCAAGAGCAGCAGCGCATGGCAAACTACCAGAACTGGGTGCAGGAAACCGTGCAGGGATTTGTCGAAAGCGTCACAAAGGACAGTAAGTTTTCCGACAACAACGACGTCAAGGCTCGACTTTGGGAGGCCGGATACACCCACTTGGGTGCGATCGGTGCCGATCCAAATAGAATCGAAGAGGTTCGTGTTGCGGTGAATGGTGCGTTTTCTACCTTCGATAGCATCTATAAGCAGGCGCAGGAGGCTGCTGTCGGCAAAGTAAAGACAAGCCGGGGTGGACGACGACCAGTGAAAGGACGCGGAAGTGCCGCATCCAAAGTGGTCGCCAAAGCTCCAAACCCGGCAAAACTATCGAAAAAAGAATTTGGTTCGGCGGTGGATGCGTGGCTGGAAGCCAACATGCCCCCAAGCTGAGTTTGGAGTAGAATAAAATGGCTGTTTACACCGCAGGCGTCAAAAAAGGCGCGGCTACCAGTACCTATCAGACCTTAGATGGTCTGTTGAAAGACTTTTACGGTCCTCGCATTGCGGAGACTTTGAACAACGAAAACTTCATGCTGAAACGCCTGGAGAAGCGCAAGGACATGAAGTGGAGTGGCCGAAAGGTCATGTTCCCGGTTCACACCAAGCGCAACACTGGCGTTGGCTTCCGTGATGAGACGGGGAGTATTCCCGATCCGGGCGGACAGTTCTACAAGCAGGCAGAGATTACTGACGTTCTGTTCTACGGAACGATTCAGTTGACCGGCCTTGCTTTGGACGCTGTTCTCTCCGATCGAGGCGGCTTCCGTCGTGCGTTGGATTCGGAAATGCAGGGACTCGTCAATGATTCCAAGAATCATTTTGGGCGAGCCGTGTGGGGAATGCCGGTCAACGGCACAGGCGACAACGCCGATCGTCTCAACTGTGTTCTTGGAACCCAGACTGGCGCGGTTGTTGGCGGCAAGAGCACTATCCTCGCTCCGCTTGGGTATGCCAATGCAGATGCGGCGAGCACCACTCGCTACTTCCGCGTTGGTCAGGCTCTTGCCTGGGGCGACCCCTCTGAGGCCGCTCAGTTCGGGCATAATACTCCTGTTGGCACCGGCAGTGGGTATGTTGCTTCGGTCGATTCGGCAACTGAGATTTCGGTTGTGGCGGAAACGGGGATTGCTCCTGCTGGTGGCGATCAGTTTGTTATTGGCTCTAACCATACAAACGGAAGCTTCGAGTATGACAATGGCCTGAACGGTCTTGGCACGCTGGATTCAAGCTTCCAGGGCCTTACCAGCCAAACGTTCCAGGGTATTCCTGTGACGTCTGGTGGTGATTACACTTGGCAGACGTACTCAAAGGCGCACGGTGATACAACCTTTGATACGACGTTCTTGCACAGCCTGTTGCACAATGTTCAGGAGTTGGGAAGCGGCTCGCCAACCATGTTGGCAAGTCACTACTCGTTGCTTCTTGAGTATGTCAATGTGGCAGACGCCGCAACCCGATACTCCAACGACGTCATCAAGGGTGGTTATCAGACGATCACCTTTGCGTCGGACAAGGTGTACGATTGGGTTGTGGACAAGTTCTGCCCCTACGGCTATGTGTTTGCTCTTGACGAGACAAACATGTTCTGGGCCGTTCGTCGTGACTTCGGTTGGGACGATCGCGGCGGTGCGGTTCTGAAGTCTCTTGCTGCTGGTTCGGGCGCACAGGATGGTGTCAAAGCCTTCTACAAGTCCTACTTGCAGTTGGCGTTCAACAACCTGAACTCGCACGGCATTGCTCGTGGGATCAAGGTTGATTCTGCCGACTTGCCTCGCTAGTCATATCGGTCGCTGGACCCTGGTCAGGCTTTTCCTGGCTGGGGTCCAGCACCTCCGGTCGGAGTACGATGGGCATCATTCGACAGTCCGCAGAAGAGTTCTCGTTTGTTGACGGCTTTGGTGACGACATCCGCGATGGAGTTCTTTATGGATTCCCAGAAGATGTATTGTCAGCCATACAAGAGCGACACCCGCAGATTCGCATCGTCTTCTATGTGCCAGAAAAGAAGCACATGCTCTTTGCCAGGGGCGACAACGGGCAGATGTTCTTCCTTCGCGATGTCGAGCCGGGAGAGACTTGGAATATCCTAGACCGACTGGACGAGGCGGGATGGGAAAGCCGAAACCTCCTGAAGAAAGAGCACCTTCGCGCCAGACAGAAAAGGCTGGGCGAGCACTTCAAGAAAGAAGACGAAGATTACAAGCGGGAAGCAATGAAAAACTGCGACCCACATTTCGCTGAATGGCTCATACGCAAGTACAGAGAGAAAGAGTTGAACATGGGCGACCCCTATCCAACCATCTCAGTGCCACGGTCAGCGCCAGTATAGGGGGTCGATGTGGACTTGGCAGACGCAAGAGCAAGAGTTCGATTCTTTGTCAACGAACCCTCTGCCGCACAATGGACAGACGCAAAGCTCAACAACCTGATTGTTGCGGCTAATCGAGAAATCTACTCAGACATCTGCGCCAGAACTGTCGATTACTTCTACAAGAGGGTTCGCGTTACCTATCCAGGCAACAGCGTTTCAATTGAACTAAACGACACAGACGACCAGTCTACCGCAGGCCCGGTCCTGAAGGTCGGCAGATGGACGCGGGTCATTGGGCTGTTTGAGCTTGACGAGCAGGCAGACCCATCGCCAACGAACGGGGCATCTGTAATGCCGGTTGCAGAGGACATTATTGAACTCTATCAGGGCAGCGTCACAGGACCAGCAGAAGACCCGTGGACGCAAATTGCGGGCGGCTCCAGACAGTGGAAGCTCTACGGCAGAAACTTGTTTGTATATCCAATGAGCAGCACAGACCTGTTTCTTTGGATTCACATGGTTCCAGTTGTTTTTGATCCGATCGCAGATGCAAACCAGCTTCTATCTCTTGATTCAGGAACGACCGGGGAACTGCTTGAGCATCACGACATCATTCCGATGCTCGCTGCGATCGACATTCTTGTGAATGTTGGCGAGGACAGCACAGACTTGCGCTCTCGATATGTAAGAAAGTTCCAGACACTCGTTGATACGCTTGGCCTCCAACAGCAGAGTCAGGCACCCTCTCGCGTGACGAATCAGCACGGCTGATAGGGGCCAGTCATGGCGGCACAGGAATCTCAGGTTCTACCAGTCTTCGGCGGGATGCAGCTTGAGGCTGCCGCTCAAGGGCAGGCTGAGTTTGATTTTCTTATCAACTGCGACCTGTCGAACGGTGTTCTAGAGGCGCGCGACGGTTGGCGTGTAATCCAAACTCCAGATACATGGGAAAAAGAGAACGACGAGGAAGACCCTCCAGTAGAGAGGTACGTTCCAGATACATACAAGACCGCCGCAGTCGAAAATGCGTTGCCGGTGGGGAGTTACTTGTACTCCGCTCCCAGCGGCATCGATTACGTCATCGCGCTATACAGGCCAAACACCGCATCTGCCGCAGCAGACCCAGAGGTCATCAAGGGCATTGTCTACACGACTACAGGGCATGTCGTAAATCTGACAGGTTCGGCGGTTACACTCAGAAGCGAACGACCGGGCAAGCCGTATGTCTTTGCTGAATACGGTGAGTATGTTTATTTTTCAAACGGCAATCGAATCTGGCGCTGGTCCGAACTGGAGCGAGAGATAGCAGACGTAAGCAAGACGTTCTTCGTCCCTCCCGCCTCTCAAGACCAGTATGCCTATTTCGTTGAAATGATGGGCTCCAGCATCATTATCGAGCATCTGGGCAGGATGGTTTACTCTGGCTTCAACAACCGGCAGTGGTTGGTGGCAGACAAGACTATCGACACAGACTCCAATCAGTTTGCGGCCACAGACGAGGCGACAAAGGCTGGCCTGAAGCTGTCTCCAGACCTCAAGAGCGTGCAGGCTTGGGCATCTGCGATCTTCTTTTCTGACTTCGCACAGCCTCGCTGCGTCCGCATTGCGATGGTGTCTGCCATGCCGACGTACAGGCCCGTGACGGGTCTGGCATCCTTTCGGAAGCAACTTATCGTCTTCACCGACTCAGAGATGTGGGTGACCGGAACCCCTCCAGCGCATACGAGAAAGCTGATGGGGGTTGGTTGTGTCGCGCACCGCACGATTCAGCAGACCAGAGACGGGATGCTGATGTGGCTTGCGTCAGATGGAATCTATTCGTGGAACGGCTCTGGATTGCCAACCAGAATGTCTGCCTCTCTTGATAGGATGTTCAAGGGAGAAGATGCTAATTTTTCCTGGCCTCGTGATCAACCGCCAGAAGGAACGGACATCCACATCCCATACATCATCTCTCACTCCCAACTCAGGGATGCGTCCGCTGCGGTTCTGGCGGCGCAGGACACCTATTGCGTTGCGGTAAAAGGGGGAAGCGCTGTTGAGATAAACGACCTGATTATCTGCTGCCACTACCCAACGCGCAGGCTTTGGTTCTGGGTCGCAGCGGGACTGTCAGCCGGTGGAAGCGAAGCGTCTCCGACCAATGTCGTCGGGTCTGCAATGGTTGGAAACTATACCTTGATGGGGAGCAAGATAGAGCCAGACAGGCTGTTCTCTCAGGCGTTTCATTGCTACAACTCTGCGACTGTCAGGGCGACTCCAGAGCAGCAGGCCACACACACGGTTATCGCGGTGATGGACCGACCGTCTGGTAGCGACCAGAAGTTGACGTATCCTGCCGCCGACCCCGTTCTTGCAGAGCAGCCATTTGAAATGCTGGCCATGTCGAGACGCTTTCACATGGGTATGGCTGTTCCAAAACTGTACAGGCAGATACGTTTGAGGATGTATGCCAAGCGAAGGGACGACTTCCTACAGACCGACGACAATCCAATTCGCGTTGTTTTCGTTCCAGAACTAGCCCCGTTTGAGGCGGTGAACCAATTAGACACGCCATCGTCCACAACGAGTCGTGAATATTCCTCGACAATCAATCCTTGGCCTGCTGAGTTTTCCGACAATGTTGATGCAACTTACTTCTGGCAACCCAACCCAGGAGACGCAACGAAGGGCAAGTGGCAGGCTGTTGGTGGTGCGGCAGCGACAGATACGCACTTCTGGGTGCCTTACCAGCCGTTTGACAAGAGGGTGGACATCCGGTGTCCCTCGACTCAGTTCGTTCGCGTGGCGCTTCGCAAGCGTGTGGACGACGAGTCTGGCGCATCTCTGCGCGTTGTCAGCATGTCTCTCGTTGTTATGATCGAGAAAGGGGTGACACGATGACGGTTGGCTCGCGAGAGGACTATCGTGTTGGCACCATCATGGTCGATGCGCCGGGAACGCTCGACGTTGACGTTGATAACTCTACGTTTACGCTGATAGACAACACCAACAAGCAGTTCGCCGGAACGGGCATCCAACTATCTCCTTATGACAGCATTTTCGGTGCTATCGTCGCTGCGGTTGACCATGAGGTCATCCGGCTACTTCCAGGCAGATATAGAATCAGAACTGCCATTGTAATCGACAGCCCGGTTACGATAGAAGCAATTGGAAACGTTCGTATTGTCTCAGATGAACAGGCTTTCGATGTGACCAGCACTCGTGTAAATATAAATGGAATTTCGTTTGAGCAGATTGGCACAACAGAAACGAACACAATAGCTCTTGGCGGTACGTTTGGGGCGGTAAACAACTGCACCTTTATCGGCACCCAGACAAATGCGATATCTGTGACGGCAGACAACTGTGCGGTCAGGAATTGTAGATTTATTCCAGATGCAGAGCAGAGCAGCGTTGCGGCAGATATTTATTGGGGTGACAGTGCGGACAATGGCATTGCGCTGGGAAATATGTGGTCTACAGAGCGCGGATACGTTATTTCATACAAGGCAACGAGCGACTTCACGCAGGCTGCAAACGCTGTTGCGGCTGCAATTCAGGCGAGATAGAACATGGCAAGCGGTCCAAAGATTCCGGTAATCAATGATGGCGATGCCCTTCTGGGTTCAACTATCAGAACTGCCCTAAAGAATATTCAAGATTTCCTGGGTTCAATTCCAGCCGATAACTTGCAGGTATTCAACTGTAGAATTGAATCTGTATTTAGTACGAGCGGAACGATTGCGAACACTGGAACCCGGTATGTTGGTTATCGAAAGGTGATGGTTGGGGCTGGCTCTGTTGCTGGCAACTCCTCCAAGGTTTACATGGTGGACTTTGTTATCACGCTCAGTGCGGCGATTGATGGCGCGGATTCATTTACGCTGACGCTACAGAAAGCCTCTAGCATTTCTGGCGCATGGACTACGGTTACGGACTGTACCGAAACATTTGCTGTTGGCGATTCTGGCACCGCAGTCTTGAGTGGTCCTGCCGACAGCTTTGCGTATTACAAGCAGGTTACGCCATCGACCACAGAGGTGTCGTCGGGCCAGTTCTTGCGCCTGAAGATCGAGGCTACCGCAGGGGTAAGAACAGTCGAGCACGCAACGGTTACTGTCGGTCTTTCGACAATGATTCAACCATAGGGTTAGACAATGGCACAGAGATACGACCCAGGCTTTTCAAACGAATTCGCCAACGACTATGGCTTTCCCACCTCCGGTGAGATGGGGCAGAGGGCTGGAGGGGGTGGCTTGCCTCCTCAACGACAGCAGATGCCGTTTGAGAATCAGCAGCAAAGAGCGCCAACCAACCAGAGCGTTCCATATCACCAGCCAATTTTACAGGGAACTCCAGCAGCACAGGGCTCGCAGTTTCGCGTTCAGCCCAAGGAAATCTCTTCTGGAGTTGCTTCCTTTCTCCGCGCTAACTCAATGGAGCAGGGCGCTATTGGCGTTGATAGTCGCCTTCAGAACCTTGAGAAGCAGATGGGCTCTGCTCAGATGCCGATCGGAGGTCGCTCAGATGCGGCAGCAAGACCGATTGCGCAGATGCGTGCGGCGAGAGAGGTTCCCGGTGGAGAGGGGTCGATGTTCCCACTTGGCGCGCAGGTTACGCCTGGATTCACATGGTCTGAGTCGGCACCGCAAGCGTTCGACCCAAGAACAGGCATGGGAAGGGCTGGCGTTGCTCCAGCAGCAATGCCTGGGATGGAGTTAGGCGCTATCGCCAGCGCCATGCCACAGGCCCAGCGCCAACAGATTGCAGCAGCACACCAGATGGACAGGGGTCTTGCGCCAAGAGTTGCGCCAGTCGCCCCAATTCAGCCTGGACTCACTCCGTTTGGACAGGATGCGGCCATGTTCGGCGGCATGTTCCCGCAGGGCGCGGCAGTACCGCCCATCCAAGACCGGCTGGCATTTCAAAGGGAGGGAGAGAGAGAGGCCCCACCACCAGCGCCGCCAGATGAGTTCATTCCGCCGCCGCCAGCCGCGCCCCCAATTGAAGAGGGCGCTGCCCCGTCAGCCGACGGAGAGGGTCAGGTGGACCCGGTGACCCAGCAACCACTAAAGAAGGCTGTCCCACTGACAATGCCAGAGGGTGAGGGCCAGTTTGAGGCAGAGGCAGCGCCGGTTCCGTTGCTGACATCAGGGGATGACGGTCAATTTGAGGTCAATCCGTCTGCGATCGATCAGCTAACGGCACTCAACGACGAGATAGCCAAGCTGTTCGGGCCGGGAGGGGTGATATCAAAGGGCATAATAAATCAATACAAGAAGCAGGTTCAGAAGCAGAGTGACCAGCTTTATAGCCAGCTTTCTGAGGCTGGCGGTGCGTTGATGGCAGGAGGCTCTCCGCTTCTTCTTCAGCAGTCAATGGATGCGGTTAACTTGATGACAGAGGCGCAGTACAAGGTTGGGCTGGCTGAACTTCAGGGCAAGCAAATTCAAGCTGGAATCCTCTCCAATGTTATGCGCGAGAATGGTATGAACGAGAGGGCTGACGAACTGAATGAGTTGAGCAAGTATAAGTTCGACAAGAATCACAACGCCATGGTTCTCGATCAAGCGATGAAGATGGCCGCGATGTGGAACCTCAAGCCAACCCCAGAAACAATTGAAATGTTTACCAATTCAATCCTGACCGGAGAACCACTCACCGCAGAGCAAGTGAAGAAGCTGTCCAAAATCAAGGGGTCCGGTGAGAAAGAGGGCTACTACGTCCCAGATACAGACGACAAGGCCGACTGGAGCACAGAGGACAAAGAGGCGTGGAAGGAGCACGAGAAGAACATCGAGAAGTGGGCCAAGCTGTGGAATATACAGGACGAAGAGAACATGCCCTCGTTCCTCGGTTTTTTGGGCGGAGCGGTTATCAGCGGGAAATACGACAAAGTTAACGACATAATCGACGGAACTCTTAGTGTGCTCGACTCTATGGATGCCGATCAGCTTGAGTGGCTTGAAAGTGTTCTCGATGATGAGGAGATGTGGCCCGAAGGCGCTCCTGGCTTTGAGAAGTTCAAGAGTTGGTTCCTCAAGAAGGCGACCGCAGAGCAGAAGAAGAAGTTCAACGAATACTTCCCAGACTCAGAAGAAGATTGAGGTAACAAATGGCCGAAATCATTACTCCCGCATGGCTGGCGCAGGCGCAGCAGCAGGCGGCACTCCAGAACCAAGCCCTTCAACAGCGTGCGATGTACACGCAACAGCAGGCCATGCTGCAAGACCAGCTTCGTCGCCAGCAGATGGAGCAAGCCGCCGCCCTTCGCGCAGAGCAAAGCGTTGCACAAGCCATTCCATCTGCACTCAAGAATCTATGGGCAATCCAGCAGGCAGACGAGGCCGCGCTTGCCAAGAGAGATGCAGAGAGGCGTCGGTATATGGAGGCCAATCGAGCGCGAGAGCAGGAGATGGCGTTTCGCGCTGGAGAGGCAGAGAAGGGCAGGGCAGAGAAGCGAAGCCTTATGGAGCGAGAGTATAAACTTCGTCGTCGCCTGAAGAGGTCTGGAACAAGGCGGGGTGCGTCGAGGCACCTGAAGCGTGCGATCAAGATTATAGATGACGTGAAAAAGTCTGCCAAACAGGCGACTAGCATCCCCAGGCAGATTCAGGGAAGAATGTCGTCAGCAGCCGCAGGCTATCGAGAAGTAAAGGGGATGGAGTCTGCTGGCCTTATTCCTTTGGGCTATTCTGATTTGATCCGCGATATTGCCGCTGGCCTCGATGCGCCCGGAAGTCGGTTTAAGCCAACAGACCCCGCTGACCTTCGGGCCGAAGACTTGAAGAGCCTTCAGCAGCAAGAGAAGCAGGTGCAGGGACTGCTGGCCCGTGCCTATCTCTCAGAAGCGAAGGGCGAGTCAGCGCCATTCGCCACTACGGGTCAGGCCAAGGGCGCGCATAAGGGTGAGATTGGCAGGTTGACGACCGTCCTTGACGACATCCAAAAGGCACTAAAGACCAAGGGTGCGCCACCAACCAACGCACCAGTCCGAACTCAATCCGCACCAAGTCAGGGGATGGGCCAATTTGGGGGTGGCGCTCCCCATGCGGCTGGAGGGTTTGAGCAAGAGGCGAGGGCCAGAGGGTATGTCGCGAGGAAAATGGGCGCGGGGGCAGCAAGATATGGGCTGACACCCGGTTCCGTCATCTATATTGACCCTCAATCTCGGACCGTATTCGACGCAAATCTGAATCGAATCAAATAGGCTGTGCGTTAAATGCCCCCTCCAACCTACGAAGAAATAATGGCGGCGAGCGAGCCGGTATCTATTGACACCGCACTGCCGCAGGGTGATCCACCCCTAATGACAGCAGAGGAGGAGGCGACAATCTTTGGAAAAGGATGGTCTGCGGCTCCCGCCCAAGCAACTCCCTGGCTCAGACACCAACCCACATCCCCAAGAGAGATGACCGTGGAGGAGCAGGTTAGGCTTGGGATGACGGGAGGGCCGGAAACAAGGACGCTGGAGGAAAGGGAGGCAGAGGGAACATCAAGACCGGATTTGGCTGGCATTGCTCCAATGATAGTCCCGGAGGGTGTTCCGCTGTCTGAGGTCAAGACCCAGGCACCCGCAACGGGGCTTATGGAGGGCATCGCTGGGCCAGCGCAAGCCTTGGGGATGTATGTCTACGGTGGTGAGATTATTCGCGGACCTCCCTCGCGAGTTGGAGCACAGGGTCGCCGGTTTGAGGAGTGGATAAACGAGATTACAGGCACCGACTTCTTTGACGTAAGTCGTCCTGTCGAGCATGGTGTCGGCGCTGAAAGGGCGCGAAGACTTCGGGATATCAGCCGTGCCGTTGGCAGGTCTGTTTCAGACGAGGAACTTCCTGGCAATGCCAACGTATGGCTTGAGAATTCCCTCATCCAAACCCCACTGAATGTGTTGTCGGGCGCGGCTGGGATTTATGGCTCTTTAATCCTACTGCCACTAACTGCGGCTATGATTCAGTACCGCGAACTTGGCCTCGCCGCTGGCCATGTGGCAGCGCGAATGAAGCATGGCGCATGGTCCGAAGACGCCATCGTCAAGGGCGAGATGTCCAGCAATGCGATCAAGCGCAGCTTGACCAGCGGCAGGCTCTCCCCGGCGATGCATATATCCCGCCTCTTCGACCGAACGGAAGAGGGCGCGACCATGCTTCTTGAGTCGATGAGCTTGCCGGTTGCTGCTGCTATCCACACTCCCGGTGATATGGAAGCCAAAATGGAGGCGGCATGGGAGACCTTCTGGCTCTATCCGATTGAGTCGCTTGCTGGACCGTGGATGGCGCTGAAGGGCGGCATGAGGGTCGGAGGGACAAAGGTTCCGGTAAAAATGAAGATGGGCAAGGTGTCTCCTCTTGGAGACTTGCCCGCCAAAACTCTTGAGGGGTGGAAGGAGGCGTGGCAGCAGCACAGTGTCGCTCACCCCGTTGGACGCACCTATAAGGCCACAAAGGCGGCAGCAAAGGCTGGGCTAGAGCAGGTAAAGAGAGAGGCCGACCCTGGAACGTGGATCGAGCCAGAGATTTTCGGAGAGAAACGGTATTACGCCATCCCGCCAAAGCTAACCAGAAGGGTGAAGGGCGCGTTCAAGGGCGAGTTGGCTGGCAAGCGCCCTCTTGTTTTGAAACCCTGGGCGCACAAGGTATTTTACAATACTCCTGAGTTCTTGAAGCCGATCATGTGGGATACCCACACATCTTCAGGCCGGTTTCTAATCTCTTTCCAAGAGGAGATGAAGCCGCACAGAAGCTTTGATGGGACAAGGAACCAAAGAGATTCTATCGCAAACCCAGGAACTCTCGCCTATGTGACCGAAGAGATAAAGAAGGTCGCAGCAGAGCAGCACGGTGCGCCAATTAGCGACTTCGATGCGGAGCGTATCGCATACTTCGGTCAAGATGCGTTTGTCTTGTACGACAAGCGAACGAACCTGCCTGTTGTTGACTTGAAAAAGGCAATAGAGGCGGGCACAGACAATCTGGCTATCTGGGCTAGGGAGGCAGAATCGGTGCTCCCAACGCCAACGGATGCCGCTGCACTTCAAGAGCTTGGCGCATACTTTCAGGAGATTGGGCTTCCTCGCGACGTTATAGACGCCAACCTTGCGTATATAAACCGGATTGTCGTTGACGCTGTTGCCAACAATATTCCAGATGTTCCGGTTCCGCGAGAGGTGGCGGCAACCCAGCCGCCAGCCCCGATCTCGACACCTGTGGAGCGCATCAGCAGGGCAGAGTATGATGTCGCAAACACGCGCATGAGACGACACCAAGTGGAACTTAGGGAGGAGTTCCATCGCTTGTCCTTCGACCCAGACCACCCGCGCAGGGCCGAAATTAGAGAGGCCCTTGATGCCTACGACCGGAAGGGTCCTTATGAGAACCCGGACTTCTTTGGGTCTCCAGAGGCAATAGCGGAGGCTCAGAAAAGGAAGAAGGAGTGGGCCTTCAGGCCGCCAGAAGCTGACACGCCCTGGCCGGAGGGATACCCAAATTGGGAAGAGGGGCGGCTTGTTGAGTTTGAGCAAGAGGTGGCTGTCGGACGCTTCAAGGAGACTCCTGTCGGTGTTGCCGGCATGCCGCGCATGGAGTTGGAGTCTGTTGTTAGGGAGTATGCCAACAATGCGCCAGGACTCGCTGTATGGATCGCGCAAAGGGCGGAAAGGCCCGCCATCGCCGCTGTTGCGACAAGGATATCACCCTTTCTTGAGGGGGTCTCGATACACGTCATGGGCGAGGGAGATTCGGCCCCAGCAAAGATAGCCTATGGCCTCCAGAAGGCATCAGTTACCACAGACTTTGTGACCGGGAAGCAGAAGATGTGGATTCGCGGAGCCCATTACAACTCCACCGGAATGAGTCTTGAGACGCTAACCCATGAGCTTGTTCATGCGGCTACCGTCAGAAGGTTGGAGTTGGGAAAACTCCACGCCAACGACGGCACTCCGCTGGGCAATGCGTTCGACGGACTCAATGGCCTGGTGCGAACCGTATGGAAGGCGCAGGAGAAGGCAAAGGCTGCCGGGAAACCTGTCGGCCCAAGACGCCTGAACCCGGAAGAGCTGGTCGCCTACGGACTGACTGATGCTAACTTTCAGAAGCTACTCAGTACGATAAAGATAGGTAAAAAACAAAACGCATTTGGAAAGTTTGTTTCTCTTATCGGTGAGTTGCTGGGAATCAAGGGTAATGAGGTGACCGCGCTTACGGAGGTCATTCGCCTCACAGACGACCTCCTTAGCGTGAGGGCAAAAGACGTTCCGCAAAAGAAACTCACGCGAGCCGAAGGCGCCAGGACGTTTCTTCATGAGGCAGAGATACCAAAAGCCGCCCCAAAAGCATTGTCCGCGAAACAGAAGGCATCCAGACGGCGGGCACGGGCGGCACTTGTAAAGCACCAGACCAAGTTGGCGTCAGAGCAGAGGGTTGTAGACGATGCGTCCGCGGGGGTGATGGCCGCAGAGGCCGCAGAGACGGCGGCACGGGCTGAAGTCGGGGTCGCGGAATCCGCATACCAGCAGGCGGCGACAAGGGAGGTCGCTAGACCCGCGCCCAAGCCCGTCGTGGAGGCAGCGCCGGTCGCAGAAGCACCGCTGACCCTGAAAGAGATTGCAGAAGTCTTGCCGAAAGAGCTTGCGGACGCCATTCCAGATGCGAAACTATTTAAACTCACCGGCGAATTGAGCGGTATGCACATCGAGAAGGTTGGAGACTATCTAATCAAGCGCCGCGCCGCCATTGAAGACCTTGTGCTCCCTGAAGAGGTCAATGCGACTCATCACCGCACCGGCGAGCGGGCGCGGACGGTGGGCGACCTGATTGACAGAATCGAAGGCGGCAACCCCAAGGTCGGTGAAGAGTTTGGGTATCACGTCGCGCTCCAAGCAAAACTCACGGGAAAACATAGTGGTATTCACAGAACAACACTCCTTCGTGCGCTTCGCGGCACGAAGGATCGTCGCACAGACGCACTGAACGTAATAGACAACCTCAACTTCGTTGGGGGCACCAACACCCTATCAGAAATCACAGACCTACTTACTGGCGAAGGGTTCAAGCCAAGGCGCACTCCAAAGGCAGCAAAGCCAGCCGCAAAGCCAGCGCCAGCAGTGCCTGCCGTAGACCTGGGACCACTCAAAGCGGCCAGGACCGCCGCCACCTCCAAGGCAACCCGTGCGGCGAAAGCGGCAGCGGAGGCCAGAAAAGCACTAACTTCAGCGAATCAGAAGCTGACCAGACGAGAGGGTCTTGTGCGGGCGGCAGAGGGGAGAATCACCCCAGAGCCTGTCGCTCCACCAAGGCCAGTCGCCCCGCCAAAGCCTGTTGTTCCACCAAAGGTTGTCACCCCAAAAGCATTGTCCGCGAAACAGAAGGCATCCAGAAAGCGCGCCCAAGCCCACCTTGAAAAGAACAGGAAGGCTCTGGAGAAGAGCAAGGAGGTTGTGGCGGACGCATGGGCC